AATACATTTTAGAACCTGGTTCATACTTAGATGTCGGAAATAAAGGTCAGAGTAGGCCAACAAAACGCCATTAAAGTTCTTTCATCGCTAGCGGGTGCAGGTAGTCTTGCGTTAAGTGAACTTATAGATGTAGATGCTTCGAACTTGCAAAATGGTATGGTTTTGGTGTATAACAGCACTACTCAAAAGTGGACAGCGACTCTACAATTGACCCCTACTAACACTCAAAACTTAGTTGTTGAGGGGGGGACATTCTAAGATATGGCAAGTATAATCAAGATTAAAAGGTCTACAGGGACCTCTTTACCTACATCACTAGCCTGGGGTGAACTTGCTTACATAACTGGTATTGGAAGTTATGGGGGAAGTCGCCAATATGTTGATAGAGTTTTTATTGCAGATGACCAATTAAATATTCTTCCTGTTGGTGGATATTACTATACATCTATGATGGAGCACCCTCCAGGTGCTATTGCAACTGTCACAAATGTAAGAAATTATGATTCTGGAGTTGTAGCGGTTCTTTCTCCAGAAGCAAACACTGGTCTTGGTTCCACTTCTTTAAAAGTTGACCAGTGGAACGTAGATAATATTAGAATAGATGGTAATACTTTATCATCAACCAACAGTGATGGAGACATTATTTTAGATCCTGTTGGTGTTGGAAGTGTAAGAATAGTAGATAATACGTATTTAAATTTTGGCAATGATAATGACGTAGCAATGCGCTACGATGAAACAACTGACGATAGATTTGAGATTGAAGGTGCTGATTGGTACTTCGAAAACGGAGTAGCAATTAAAATTGGTGATACGACACAAGCAAACAATAAAGACACCGGTGCTCTTGTAGTTGAAGGTGGTGTTGGAATTGAGAAAAACCTATTTGTTGGTGGTTCTATTGGAATTACCAGTATTGCAACGTTTGGTCAGATTAAGATCCAAGATAATATTATTTCCACTGTTCCTGGAACTACGGTACTTTATCTTGATCCATACACAGATGGATTAAGTAACGAAGGAACGGTTGTTATAAAAGGAAATTTACAGGTTGATGGTACAACAACCTCAGTAAATTCTAGCACAGTAGATATAAATGATCCAATTATTATAATTGGTGATGTAACAAGTCAAAGAACAGTAATGACAGCAGTTATTACTGGAGTAAGTACAATCCGTTTGGATTCTGTTATTGGTATTAACACTGGAGATGTTGTTAGTGGAAATTCTTCACTGTCTGGATCTGGAGTTAATACTGTAACGGCATATGATACTGGTAATAAAATTATTACACTAACGGATGCTGTTATTGGTGGGATTACTACAACCACGCAACTGACAATTACGCACGCTTTTGATACCAACACAGATCGTGGAATTGGATTTAATTACAATACAAGTAGTGGGACTGCAAATAACAAAACTGGTTTCTTTGGTTATATTGATGGATCGAATGTAGGAAGTGCTGCAACGCCAAGATCATGGACCTATATTCCAGATGCAACTATTACCAATAGTGTAGTAACTGGAACTAGAGGTTTCCTCGATGTTAGAGGAATTTATTATCAAACTGGTGACTTTAATACTCATGGTGTTGTATTTTTTGATGCTGATGGTCTTCAAACTTCAACAAATAATCCTTCTTCTTCAGCAATAACCTCCAAACAAGTTTTAGTTGCTCTTACAAAGGTTACCCTATCTTTACCAAGTTCAATAACAGTTAATACTGGAGATTTTATTAAACAAGATACCTCAAATGCTTATGGAATAGTGGAAACTGGAGGCACTCTTTCTACAGTAAGTCTTATTGGAGTTGAGGGTACTTTTAATACTAGTAATAATTTAAGAAGAGAGGGAAATACTGGTCAAATTCAAAATCTCTCTATAACACCAAGTTCCACTAATGTGATATATACTAACAGACCTACATGGACTGCAACTCTAGACGGGGGTAATTATTGAAATGAGTAATCCTGGTGAAGAGGTTGATATTAATTTTTTGATTAAATCATATCATAGAAAAATATCTGAATTGTCTAATCAAGTTATTCTTTTAGAAGCAACAGTTCAAACACTTCGAAATGAAATAGAAAAATTGAATAGACCTTTAGATAAGGATTTTAAGGAAGAATAAAATGGCAAAACCATCTACTAGGCAAGAACTCATAGATTATTGTAAGAGAAAACTAGGAGCTCCTGTTCTTGAAATTAACGTTGATGATGATCAAATCGATGATCTGGTGGATGATGCTATTCAATATTTTCAAGAGAGACACTTTGATGGTGTCGAGAGAATGTATTTAAAATATGAGATTACTCAGGCAGATATTGACAGAGGAAGGGGAAGAGAAACAAATGGAGTTGGTGTTGTAACTACGACTGCAACTTCAACAAGTATAAGCGGATATGGAACAGTAACATCTAATTTTTACGAAACATCTAACTTTATTCAAGTTCCAGATTCCGTGATTGGAGTTGAAAAAATATTTAAGTTTGATACCAGTTCAATTTCTGGTGGATTGTTTAGTATTAAATATCAACTATTTTTAAATGATTTATATTATTTCAACTCTGTCGAACTCCTTCAATATGCAATGACTAAGAGTTATCTGGAAGATATTGATTTTCTACTCACTACTGATAAACAAGTTAGATTTAACAAAAGACAAGACAGACTATATCTAGATATTGATTGGGGTTCTCAGTCTGTCGGAAACTTTATTGTAATCGATTGTTATAGAGCATTAGATCCATCATCTTTTAGTCAAATTTATAACGATAGTTTTCTAAAACAGTATCTAACTTCTCTGATTAAGAGACAGTGGGGACAAAATCTTATCAAGTTTAGAGGTGTTAAATTGCCTGGTGGCATTGAACTAAACGGAAGAGAAATATATGAAGATGCTGTAAGAGAACTTGATACGTTAAAGCAAAGAATGGCATCAGAGCACGAATTACCACCTTACGACTTTATTGGATAATGGCTCTTAATCCTTTTTTCCTCCAAGGTTCTTCATCAGAACAAAGACTCGTTCAATCTTTGATTAACGAGCAGTTGAGAATGTATGGTGTAGATGTAATTTACATCCCAAGAAAGTTTGTTAATAAAAAAACAATTATACAAGAGATACAAACATCAAGATTTGACGATAATTATGCTATAGAAGCATATGTCAATACCTATGATGGATATGGGGGAGCAGGGGATATTCTCACTAAATTTGGTATGAGTCTTAGAGATGAATTATTAATTACGATATCAAAAGAAAGATTTGAAGATTTTATATCTCCGTTTTTAACTGGTAGTGATCCAGATGAAATTGAATTAGCATCTAGACCTAGAGAAGGAGACTTAATTTATTTCCCACTTGGTCAAAGGTTATTTGAAGTAAAATTTGTAGAGCATGAGCAACCTTTCTATCAGTTAGGAAAACTCTATGTTTATGAATTAAAGTGTGAATTGTTTGAATATGAAGATGAAGTTCTTGACACTGGAATTGATGAAGTTGATAGAGAGCTTGAAGAAATTGGATTTATCACCACTCTCAAAATGGTTGGGTATGGTTATACTGCTAGTGCTAGTGGTTTTGTTAGAACTGGATATATTAGACAAGTATTTTTAAATAATGATGGATATGATTACACTGTAGCACCTCAAGTTGCAATTGGAACTGTTACTTCTGTTGGAATTGGAAGCACATCAGCGTCAGCAATTGCAATAACAACATCAAAAGGTGGAATGTCTTCGGTACAGAAGATATTATTCAATCATGCTGGAATTGGATATACCACAATTCCATCAATCAATTTCATAAGTCAAGTTATTGGAAGCGGATCTACAGCAATAACAATTGGAGCTGGAGCGGCAGCTACTTGTTCGATTGAAACTCAAAGTTATGGTGTTGTGCGGATTGTTGTAAGTGATGGTGGTGCTGGATATTCAACAAATCCTGTCGTAACAGTTTCTGCACCAACTGGTTCTGGAACTACCGCACGTGCTGAAAGTAGGATCAATTCTGCTGGATTAGTGACATCAATTCTTATTTCAGATCCAGGTTCTGGATATAATTATGCTAGCGCACCAGTTATTACAATTGCCGCCCCAGACACTATAACTGGAATCGGAACATATCAATTTAATGAAATTATTATCGGTCAAAGATCCAAAGTTAGAGCAAGAGTTAAATATTGGGATTCTGATGATGGAACTCTTAAAGTTTCATTTGTTGGATCTGCTTCAACTCAACCAGGTTTTTATCCTGGAGAAGCAGTTGTTGGACAAGAGTCTGGCGCTATTTTCTCAGTTAAGTCTTACAATCAAGATGATATTTACGATAAATATAGTCAAAATGATGAAATTGAAGAAGCAGCAGATCTTATTTTAGACTTTTCAGAATCGAATCCTTTTGGTACTTATTAATGTTAGGAACTTATTACTATCACGAAATTATTAGAAAAACCATTATTGGTTTTGGAACTTTGTTTAATCAAATAAACATAAAGCATCAAGATGCTGATAACAGTACTGTGATTAGTGACATGAGAGTTCCTCTCGCATATGGTCCTGTACAAAAATTTCTTGCAAGAATCAGACAGCAACCAGAATTAAACAAACCGGTACAGATAACCTTGCCAAGGATGTCGTTTGAAATGACATCAATACAATATGATCCTACAAGAAAAGCAAGTTTAACACAGACTTATAAAGCATCTACTGGTTCAAACTTAAAAAAAGTATATTTGCCAGTTCCTTATAATATTGGATTTGATTTAAATATTATGGTTAAATTGAATGATGATGGGTTGCAAATAATCGAACAAATTTTACCATATTTCCAACCAGCATTTAATATCACAATTAATCTTGTAGAATCAATTGGTGAAAAAAGAGATATACCAATTGTTTTAGAAAGTATCAATTTCCAAGATGATTATGAAGGAGATTTTTCTACAAGAAGAGTTTTAATTTATACTTTAAGATTTAGTGCAAAGACATATTTGTTTGGTCCTATTGCAGACAGTTCCGAAGGTCTTATCAAAAAAGTTCAAGTGGATACTTATACTGGAGATACTGTAAATACTTCTAGACGTGAAATGAGGTATATTGCAACTCCAAGAGCTAAGAAAGATTATAATGATGATAACACTTCAACGTTGGCAGATGGCATTTCAGCAACTGATGTATTGATACCAGTTATTGATAGTGCCAATTTCAGCATTGGAGATAGGATTGTTATTGATAGTGAAATAATGTATGTAAAAGATAAACCAAGTGCAACTCAATTATATGTTGAACGTGGATATGAAAATACTTCTACAACTGAACATTTAGTAAATACAAATATTGACAGATTGACAACTGTAGATGATCAATTGGTAGAACCAGATGATGATTTTGGATTCAACGAAAGTTGGACATATCTAGGAGATTCTAAAGAGTATAGTCCAACACGTAAAATTGATTTTTGATAGGTAATTTTATGTCTGATTACAGTAGTATTGATAAAGCACTGAATATTGAAAGTGAAATAGTTAGTGTTGAAAAAAATAATAGTATTGAAGTTGCGTCTAATGGAAATGATATCAAAAAAGACTATGAATATACTAGAGCAAACCTTTATTCTTTGATTGAAAAAGGTCAAGAAGCAATCAACGGAATTATGGAACTTGCTGGGGAAGGTGGTAGTCCAAGAGCATATGAAGTTGCCGGTCAATTAATTAAAAGTGTTGGAGATGTCACTGACAAACTTATTGATTTACAGAAAAAATTAAAAGATGTAGAAGAAGAGACTGTCAAAACAACTAACAATGTCACAAACAATGCCGTTTTTGTTGGTTCAACATCAGAACTTTCAAAACTACTCAAACAAGGTTTTCTAAATAATAAGGAGTAGTCTTTTTAACTAATGAGCTGGTCTAAAGATTATAAAAAATCAATAGACTGTGATAATCCAAAAGGATTTTCGCAGAAAGCCCACTGTGCTGCTCGTAAAAAACGGGCAAGAGGCGAGGAAACTAAATCGAAATCTCCTTTTAGTGAAGGAACTCTTCATCACTGGTTTAGAGGTTCAAAATCAAAAGACGGAAAACCTGGATGGGTTCAGGCAGATGGTTCTCCCTGTGCCAATGAACCAGGAGAAACTAAAACTCCAAAATGTTTTAGTAGTGGAAGATTAAAATCATTAAAAAGAAAAGGTGAAAAAGGTGAGGCATTGATTAAGTCAGCAGTTCGCCGCAAACGCCAAAAAGATAAGGGGCAGCAAGCAAAATCTGGAGCGGCTGCGCCAACAAATGTCCCAACTTTTGCCAAAGGTAAAAAGGATAAAAATTACGTTAAAGCAGAACCAGGAATTAAAGAGGCAATGGAAATTAACGAAGCATCAAAAGATAAACCAGGAAAGGGTAGTGGAACAAAAGATGCTTGTTATCATAAAGTAAAAGCAAGATATGATGTTTGGCCAAGTGCATATGCTTCTGGAGCACTAGTCAAGTGTCGTAAAGTTGGTGCTGATAATTGGGGAACTAAAACAGAAGAAGCATCTACTTCTTTAAGTTATGATTGGGATACTCCAATTCGTGAAAGACCTGATAGATATTGTCCAAAATGTGAAAAACTTGAATTGAGAAGTGAATGTAGATATGGTCCAAAATATTGGGATATGTATTCATTGCCTGCAGAAATAATCACAAATAAAGATGATTATAAAACAACGATGCCATATGCAGGACCAGAAATAAGTTCCTCTTCACCAATGTTAAATATAAATCAGATGAAATACAATTCAACTAGACCACATCCAGCAAACGAAGCAAAAGACTATCAAGATCATGAATATTCAATGGCACGTTCTGAACTTGATACTTTGATGAATGCTGCAAAAAGATTAAAGAAAAAAATGAAGGGTGAAGGAAATATTGAAGCATGGGTTCAATCTAAAATTACAAAAGCAGCAGATTATCTAGATACTGCTGCAGATTATATTGATAGTGGAGAACAATATAATCCAGAAGGTGAACAAATTGATGAAAAATGTTGGAAAGGATATAAAAAAAAGGGAATGAAAACGATGTTTGGAAAAAGATATCCAAATTGTGTAAAAGAAGAAGAATTTTCAAATTGGAGAGATGAACTCGGGGAAGACTGGCAAAAAGTCAATCGTCAGGATAAAACTGATGGATTAAGTCAAGCGGCAGTAGATGCTTATCGCCGTGAAAATCCAGGTTCAAAACTTCAGACTGCGGTTACTGAAAAGAAACCAAAAGGAAAGAGAGCAAAGCGTCGTGCAAACTTCTGCCGTCGTATGAAAGGTATGAAATCAAAACTGACTTCTGCAAAGACTGCAAGAGATCCAGATTCAAGAATTAACAAAGCTCTTCGTCGTTGGAACTGTAACTAAAATGAAATCTTTTCAACAGTTTATTTCAGAAAGCATCACCATTAACGGAAATTTTAATGGAACTTTAAACGTCGGTTCTCCTCAACCAGAACAAACAAGCGAATCTTTTTTTGCTGATGTCATGTGGGAAGGTAAACTTTACCGTTTAGAGGTAGAGGGAAAAATGATACCAAAAAATGAATTAGCAGAGCAAATTCAAGGGGAATACCCTGGAGCAATTGTTCATAACA